AACTAACGAGGATTCTATGATCAGGCATTGTAAAACCTCTTAAAAAAATATAAAAAAAAAGGGAGGAAGGACAATCCCCCCTCCCTTAGTCACGTCATTAGATGACGTATTCTACAATCAAAGTACCCTTACCTACAGTAGCTTCGGTAGATGTAGAAGTAACAACAAGGTAATTAGCCTTGGCAGTTACTGTCTCAATCAACGCGCCAGCGCCTTCAGCAGTGGTAGTACCAGTAGCAATCAAACCATCCTTGTCGATAACAGTACCATCAAGATCGGCAGTACCGAACTCAACAGCATTGTCAAAGTCAAGAGTTGCAATGTAACGGGCAGATACAACGTATGCGCCAGTAGGGATTGCAGAGTTCTTAATGCTTTGTACATCGCCAACAGCATTAGTACCGGCAGCAATATCTACATTGAGCTGAAGCTCTTTGGTCTTGCCTAGGGTGTGCTGTGGGTTAGAACTTAGTGTATCAGAGATAACGGGGCCGAAGTTTACTTCGAGTCCGTCATCATTGATCCAAGCGTTTGCAGTAGCCATTAGTATTTCTCCTATACAGCCCTCCAAAGAGGGCATTAGTCAGCTCTTAGTATGCAGCTGGGTTAGTAAGCACAGTGATCAGTGCTTCAGGACGATAAAGGCCAAGACCAAAGCTGGTAGTCAGCTGATGGTATTCAGTCTCAATGTCCTCATCACGCCAGCTGACCATGCGCGGAGCGCGGCCAACGGCACCAACAAACGGCTTAGTCATATCGCTAGCCATGCTGAAGAACATGTTGGCTTGATAGCCAGTAGTGTCAATAACAGAGCTGTCATCGTAAGTAGTAAGAGCAGCTTCGTCTGCGCTAGTATTAGCAAGACGGTTAGATACATAGATATCGAAACCATAGATGTTACGCAGGAATCGAGTACCAGTCATATCGCCGATACCACTAGTGATGATGCCTTCCCACATTGGGTTGTTAGACACGTTCACAATATTGGTAAGGGTGTTGATGATATGTTCTTGCTCTGGGCCTACTACACAAACCATACCGGCCATAGGCACGTTAGCTTTTTGCAAAGAGTAACGAGCGTAAGAGAAGTCTTCCAAAGTCAAAGCATTCAGAGGCAGATCAGTTCCATTACCACCACCAACGAAACGGTGCTTAGCGCCGTTAATCAGGTTAGAGGCGTTGTTGGTCTGATCGTTAGCCAACTTCATTACGGCAGTTTCGTAGTACTCATCATGAGCACGTTTCATCTCGACAGGAGTCTGAGACAAAACTTCATTGGCTTGAAAAGAAGTTTCAAAGAAGTGATCAGTGAAAGGAACTTTTACGCCTTTGAACTCGTTGATGTTAAAAGTAAACTGGCCTGTGTCCATACGCTGCCCCGGAAGAGATACGGACTCGTTCCAGTCAGATACTTCCAGAGTACCAATAGAGTTAATTTTCAATTCAGTACGAATTGAGTCAGAAGGAATGTCAGACAAAGTGCGTACAAACTGTGCTGCGATAAGTTCATCACGCAACATATCTTTCATTTGCGCTGAGAAAATCTCATTGCGTTGTAAATGGGTACTACCCCAAGTTGTATCAATACCAGCCATGATAGGCTCCTTAATGTTTATTTAGGTTGTAGGAACAGCTTACGGTACTCACGCTGAGTGTTGGCTTTCCAGTATTCTTTTGGATTAGTCTTCATCAGGTTAGAGTAATACGCAAAGTCTTTAGCCCCAGTATCTTGAGGGGTTACTTGCGAACCGTGTGTAGGTGATGGCATGGAACGCTGCGGTGTGGTGCCTGAGGCAACGCCTACTAGCTTATAAAAAGCTGTAGGTGACTTACGTGCAGTCTGTACCATATCATCCATAGAGAGTCCGTTAGCAAGCGCTGCGGCTGCTACCTTATCTTCTATATGCTGCGCACCAAACTCTTGGTCAAGGCGAGACAGCACTGCGCTGTAGTTGCTTTGATGCAAGTCTTCGGTTTGCTTTCTGTTAAGGTTATCAATAACCTTACCTACAAGAGCGTTCTCATCAAGGCTTGTATCTTGAGGTTCAACGACTTGTTTTTGTTGCCCCTTCAGCACTTCTGAAATACTCTCCATATTATTCATACGTTCTTCAAGACCAGAGTACATCTGACGAGCCTGTTGGCTTTCCTCTTTAAGAGTATTGATGAACTCATCTTTGTCTGTTAAACGCTTCTGAAGCATTTGGAGTTGATACTCAGGGGACTTCGTATCTGCACCTTCACTCCCCGCAGGAACCGTGTCGGTTGCCTGAAAAGAATTAATGGGGCTTTGTTGGCTGTTGTCGTTGCCTTCTTGTATAAATGTGTCTGTCATTTTATTCCTCAATCGGTCTGATTATTTCTAAAACTCTACGGATAGCTCGGCGGTATCCTAGCATCTCAGCTTGCTTCAACGCCCAGTTAGGGTTGTCAAAGTTAAACTCAGCTTCTGCTTCTTTAACCTTGCCGTCGTACTCTTTATTTAAACGAGTAACTAAGGCATTAAGATACCGTCTAGCAAATTTTAAATCTTCCCTTACTCCTGCTTGTTGTGCGTCTGTAAGCAAGATTTCAAGGGAATTTGTTAGTTCAAACTTATACTTCATTTGCAATGTCTTCTCCTTCTTGGGCTTCACTAAGCCCGGTAGGATCAATCATTGATTCTTCTTGCAACATATCCTGAGCTGCCATCTGTCTACGTTGAGACTCAAGACGTTCAGGTATACGCCCATAAGGTTCGTACAAAGATTCTATATCCAGTATCTCTGCCCACATTTCACTAATCTTCTTAGAAGGAAAGTGCTGCTGTACCTCAGGGTCTTGCAAACCTGTACTGTAGAATTGATTAAGTTGCTGTGCAAGTCTTGCTTTACGTGAAGCATCTCTTGCGCCTACAGGAACTACCTTACCGTTAGAGTACAGGTCTTCCCTAGTAATTTTAATGAACTCATCAACACCATACTCGCGGTTAAGGATACTTACAATATCTGAACCTGACAAGTTCTGTTTGGCTAGCTCTAGCTCCGCGTTAATGATCTTCTCTAAGAACTCTGAGAAGATATTAGTTTGATATTCAAACACACGGTTAGCTCTAGTCATAAGCTGGTCAACTTCAAAGGCTGTCTTCTCGCCCGGAGTACGTATACCTACTGCCATGCTTGGAGCACCTGCATACTCTTCCATGTCTCGTTCCATCTTTTGAATCTGGAAGTCAGCATTAAGAATAGTAGTATCAGGAGCCAGCGGAGATACACTACCACTTTCTGTTACGTAGTAATGTGTAGCAGCACCAACACGCTTGATCTCAGGATCACCTTGAAACAACATGTCGGGAGAAAGCATCTGATCAAAAGCATCAGCCTTAGCATTCTCAAGATGGTTGATACGATACTGCATACCTACCAAGTTGTTCAGTGGGCCAAAGCCCCATAGGGAATCAGGTGTGTCTTTCCAAGTCTGATGATATATCTGTGGCTTGCCGCTGTATGTATTCAAAGGTTCTTTACGAAGAACATACCGGCCATCAGCTACAGTTACTACATGATTTTTTAGAAGAGTGCCTGACTCTGTATCAAAGATGTCGCCAAACAATTCATAGATAACTACGTGCCCAGAGTTATAGTACTCTGTTATCTCACCGATACCATCACCAGAAAAAGACAAAGCTTTAATAGCGTCCAGTTCTATCTGGCTGTTACCGTTAAGATTAAATCTGTCACTCTTCATTTTGTTCAGTGTTTCTAAACTGAAGGTGCTGACTCCGCTTTCTATTTCTTTTTCAATCTCACCCATAGACTTATATGACTTAACAATCTTAGGCACATCTTCAAAGGTTGTACCAACTGCGTTAAACACAATGTCATAAGGAGAGATGCGGTAAGGACGTGGCCCTTGGAAAGAAGAAACAGATTCGCCAGTAAAAGGGTCTATTGTTTTCTCAGACACATACTCTACACCAGCAAAGCAATTACCATACAACAACCAATCAGATTCTAGCTTTCTCATAGTCTGTCTAAAGTCAGACATCCGATGCTTTGTACCTAAGTATGCTAGTGCTGCATCGCGCTTGGCTTTAGAATCAGACTGTTGATCGTAGCTTACAAACTCTAGCCATTCCGCTTTAGGGAACAAAGCAAAGTCTGTATTAACTAATAGGTTATTATAAATGTGGTATAGCTTAGGACGGTGTACTGTGTTGTCCCAATCATTATATACGTTAGTAGTATCACGAGTGCTCGTGGCAAATACATAACGCTTTGTCTCTGCCCAACGCTGTTCAGCTAACCGGCGAGCTGTCTTCCATTCATACCATAGCGATATGATCTGACCGCCTAGTGCATCTGGGCTGCTTAGTATATTATCAAAATCAGCTGTGCTAGTTCCTGTAGTAGACATCTATCGTCCTCGTCGTCCGCCAAATCTGGCATCTGTGATTACTTTTTTATCATCATCTAGGTAATGCCTAGACTTGGATGGAATCTTTATATGTTCAATAGCCATGCCTAAGGCATCTACTAAGTCATCATGTGGAGGGCGTTCAAGTACAAGCTCTTCTTCCAACACTGACGTAAGACCATCTCTCCGATGGAATACAGCTTGCAGTTCATACTTGGGATTAACCAAAGCGTACTGCCTCATCAGTTTGGACTTAGCCCCAAAGCCTGCGTTAGACTTAGACTCTACACTGATCAAGCCACCAGACTCACGAGATAGTCTTTGTATCTCTTGTGCTACTAGCTTACCACCTGCGTTAGTCTCTACTACTATCTTTCTAAAGCCCCACTTCTCAGACAGAGATATTACATTGTCGTAGTATACTTGGAAGTTAGAAGTACGAAACCTCGCAAGGTCTAGTATGTAGTAGTAACCATCTTCGTCTACGCCTACAACAGCAATAGCTGTGTAGTCAGGATCACTACGAATACCAGAAAAGTTTACTTCTGTCCAAGCTACATCCATTGCTGCTGAAATATTAAGTTTCTTTTCTTTACAGAAAACACCAAAGGGCGTTACTTTAATATACTTAGGATCGTAATACTGAAACAAAGACCTGTCTAGTAAGTTAGTAGAGTCATCATTGGGATCGTTATAGTACTGTGCGTAGTACTGAGGCATCTCATTTCGTGAACGGTAGTCCGCTTGAATCCTTTCTAACTCTTGTACGTCAAAGCCGTACCAATCAGTTGTGCCTTCAGAGAAAGTCCTTGGCCACAAGAAGTTACCTGTACCATCTCCATGATCTTCTACTACTTCTTCCATCACTTCCCACAAGGGGGACTCACTGATAAACTCCCTAACTATCTCATCCCATATACGGTACTTGGCTTCTATCATATCTTTGTAAGCATCTTTAGGATGATACCTAGTACCTACAGATTTTATAGTGCCACCGGGATTAAGGATAGAAGTACATTGAGACAAAGCTTTCTGTACTTCCTTACGACCTACTTCGGAGTAAGCATTGTTAGGAACAACAACGTCGTCAAAGATCAAAGCATCACAATGCAAACCAGTGAAGTTAGACTTAACTGTTTTAACAATGATGGTATGATCTCGAATACCTCTACGTTTACGTAAAGGATTATCTACGTTGAAACTATAAGCAGACCAGTGCTCCCTGTCCCCCTCTTTCTGATTCAACATTTCTGGCCAGTACCTTTGGTAAACAGTGCTGGTAAGCATGTTCTTAATATCGTAGATTTGGTTCTTTGCAAGGTCTTCGCCAGCTGAAAGGTAAACAATAGTAACCCAAGGCTTACGGGTAATCTCCCAAGCTGCCCATGTAGCTATACAGTGGGATTTAAGATGCCCACGAGGCAACAATAACAACTGCCGCTTATAGTCTTCAGGCTTTGATAACCACCTGTAAACTTTTTCATGAAGATCGCCGTAGGCATAGTTATGATTAACCAGTCTAGCGAAAGTCCACAAGTCACCTTCAGCAGCCTCTCGTATTTGTTCTTTGGTTAACCTTGCCATACCTAGCCTCTTATTTTGATTACGTTCAGTCGCTTCATGTCTTCTTCAATGTTCTGTCGTTCGTCAGCGC